AAAAAACTTCCCTGTTTCAGGATCTTTCCCTGCCACAATGGCTGGTGCTCCGTCCCATTTAGTCGTCATGCTTATAGGACTTTTTGTGTTGCCTTCTAGCATTTGATATAAACTATATAGATACTTTACTGCCTCTTTGGCGCCTTTAAAGCCTTTATTAAATATGTGATCTTCTAGATGCTCTAGGTGAGTGTTTTTACCTTCTGCTTCAAGTATTATTTCTTTTACGAAACTTTCTGTGAGCTCAGCAAATTTCATTATGAGTTAAAAGGTTGGCCAGATGGATCTAAAATTGGAGATGGTGACTTTGGCTTAGGTGTTGATGGTGTTGAAGGATTTTTCTTACCTTGCCATAACTGGTATGCAGAATTTAATGAGTCTGCTTTCCCACTTTGATATATTCTTCTTATTTGGTCTGCGTCTTTTTGGCTTAGATTTCCTTGCTCAACTTGTCTTTGTAAATTTTGTTCATCATCTGAGGTATCGTTCTTACTGCCTTGTCGTACATATTGACCGTTAAGGTTTTGTGCTTGACTGGTATTAGCAACTTTTCCTGTGATTTGGCTCATCCATAAATTTCCAGCAAACTCAAATTCATGTGTACTGCTTGAACCGTCTCCACGATGATCAGCAACTAATGGTTTTCCCTTTGTATCTACTAGTGGCCTTACATCACCTTTTTTTGGAGTTCCTTGTACACCAACTGTTGGTGCTCCTGCTTGTTTTTTACCGCCAGGACCAGGAATAACCTTATCGACTCCTCTGCCAATGTAAGCACCTGCTCGAGCTAATGATCTCTTAAATATTCCAGATTTTGGATCGTTTATACTTTGTTGGGCAACACCGGTGGCACCGATTGCTTTACCTACTTTTGATAGGGCTCTTTTGGTAACCCCTCCGCGTGGTTTTCCGGTTGCCAATGGTTGGGCAACAATTAGTGCTTTAAATAACTTACCTGTCTTAACAACCTCGCCAGTTTTCTCATTTGAAAAGGATTGGTCAGCCTTATTCCAAGTATATTTTACCGTGTTATACGTGATGCCTTTAACCAAGTCTGGATTGTATTTAGGCATACCGCCAAATTCTTTTAATACAATTTCTTCTGTTATGATATCATTAATTAGCATCTTTATTCTCTTTTTGGGATTCTTTGATAATTTTACCAATACCTCTGGAGAATTTTTTGCCATCGCGGCCTTTTATGCTATTAACTAACCTGTTTTGCAGGTCTTTTGCTGTTGCGTCATCATAGTATCTGTCTATTTGTTCTAATAAACTGATAGCACTCGCAATGACATGTTCGCCTCTATTAGACACCACATGATCTCTGTCTCTGTCGACAGAAATTTGATTAAGCTCTTCTAATATACTACGAGTTTTATGCACAATATCTCCATTTAAAATCTATAATGCTATTTATCATTATTGATCATTCTTCTTAAAGAATTCTCTCATGTTCATTGCACCCGAGATAACATCTTGTGCTTCAGGCTGTTCTGCTTTTATGGAGTTACTGCGTTTTAATTGATCTACTAGGCTAGATGTTGTTACAGTCATTGCATCTTCATCCCCTTCTTCAAGATCTTCAATTCTTAATGTGTCTGGATTAAACTTTAAGTCTACTTTTGTGCCCACACCACTACTAGATCGTGTTTTCATAAACTGTATCTGATATCTGCCTTTTTCTCGCATAGCATTACTTGTAAAGATACCCACAACATTATCTGCTGTTTGTATTTTACTAATACCACCTGCAATATGATGATGATCAAATTCTATTTCTTCTACTGCACCTCTGTTTAACTGTGATGCTGTAACAAATAATAAATCTTTCTCCATTGCTAAGTTACGCAATTCTTCAGATACATATTTGTCTTTAATAAACAAATCACTGCCACTTACTTTAGCACTTATAGGCATCATTAAATCTAAATAGTCTACTAGTAAGCAATCTACTTTTTCACCACATGATATTTCATATTCACGTAAAAATACTTTTATATCATTTACGTTTACACCATTAGGCATTTGTTTAACTCTTAATCTACCTGCACCTTTGGCTTTCATACGAACTTTTAAGTCTACATCATCCATATTCTTCATTACTTCTTTTGTACCATATCCAGACACCATACTGTCTAATCGCATACTAATAAGTTGTTCACTAAGTTCTAAACTAATATAAACAGTATTCAATCCTGCTAATGCCCAATTAACTGCAAAGTTTTGTAAGAACAAACTTTTACCAGCACCTGAACCACCAGCAAAAATACTCATCTCGCCTCGGTTTAATCCACCATATAGTTTATGATCTATTCCTTTCCATCCTGTGCTAATTGCACCAGACTGATCTTTAATCCATTGCAATCTTGCTTTAGGATCTTCAAAGTAATCTAAGCCTAAATCTTTTACAAGTCCTACTTGTACTGCTTCTTTAATTTTATTTTCCACAGTACCATAGTCTTGATTCTCTAATAAGTCTGTGCTTTCTATAATTGCTTTCTCTAATGCTTTGTGTCTGCAAAATGTTTCAAACTCTTTTAAAAACCATTCATGATGATCTGATGTCACATTTGGAATAACTTCTAGTTGTACACCACTTGCGGCACTTACCTGCTCTGGCGTAGGAATGCTATTAAAGTCTTTAGAATGGCTTTGAAATAATTCTACTGCTTTCCTATACTTTATATTAAAATAGTCAGCATCAACAATATTTGCACACCTGCTAAACAGATCAGGATCGCTTATTAAAAACTTTAAAAATAGTTCTTGCGTTTCTTCGTTGTAGTTTGTTAAATCACTCATTTTCTTTTATCTCATTAATTATATATCTTGCGAACAGTTTATGTCCTGCTTCATTTGGATGACCATCACTAGTACTAATTACATTATTTCCTGCTATAATACTTATAGGTTTTGTAAATTTAGTAGGCACTATTATATCTACATTATTATCACCAGGCATACACCTTGAACTCATACCTGTAAATATATGTGGTATCTCATGCTGATTAAAATATGCTATCATTGAATTAATTAAGTTATATGTTTCTTCCTCTACTGTTCTAATACTTCTATGTAGTAATGAATGGTGTATATAACTTTTAACTTTTTTGTTTAGTTCATCTATATCTATATCACTTCTATTGTATGATTGATCATCTAGCACTACATCATTTTTGCACATACCTATCCAAGCATCAAATTCCGAGTCATACCATTCGTCACGGAACCAATCACTTAATTGTATTACAAACATAGTATCGTGTACCGCATGAGTATTGATATATTCTTTTGTACGTCTTAGTATACGTTTGTTACTACTGCCTATCCACTTTCATTTATAACATCATAGCCTTCTATAAAATCTGGCCATGCTAATTTATTTTCTAAAGTATTACCGTAACTAAAACTACAGCCGTTTACATATAACTTCATTTAATGATTACCAAAATGTATACCTAAAAACCATCCTATTGCAATAAAGATAGGACCTATTATTAGTAAATCAACTATCCAATGTAAAGCAATAGACAATGTTACAATCTCTTTCCAATGTAACTTACAGATGTCTTTCCAATGTTTAATTTTTTCGTTCATAGCATTTTAGCCTTTACTTCTATTTTAAGTTTATTATTTGTTGCATGTTTAATGATGCTGTTTATTGTTGCCAATCTACCATAATGATTAACAGCGTCTGCGGCATCTTTTACATCAACATGCCAAGGCGGGAAACTTACTTCCCACCCTAGTTCAGCGGCCTGCATCATTAATTCTATACCTGCTTTATCTCTATCAGGACATACTATTATTCTTTTACCTAACTTTTCAATTAGGTGTGCTTGTTCTGGACCAATACTATTGCCTTGTATAGCAATGCCATCTATTAGTATAGCATCAAATACACCTTCTGTTACTATTACTATCTCTCTTTTACTATCTGCAAATCTATCTATGTTAAAAACATAACCAGGTTGCATATTATGTAAGTACTTGGGCGTTTGTTTGTTAGGAGGGCTGATATGCCTTCCTGTCCAGCCTACAAGCTCACTGTTGTAAGTAAAAGGGACTACTAATCTCTGCTTGTATAACTTATTTTCTAAGTATAGCAGTGGATATAGACCAAGTAGTCCTCTTTGTTTTGCATATTGTTTAACAGGATGTTTTTCTTCTAAATCATCTACTGCCATAACATTTTCTGGTAATTCTACTTTATTAAACTTTGCTAGATTATAAACATAGTCTGACGTATCTTCTATTTCAAGATCTTCAGCATACTTTAGTAATTCAACTGTAACTTTATGTATTTCTTGCTGATCTGCGCCTAACGTTGTTGCTAAGTCTTTATATTTTTTTCCTAGTGTAGGATTAGGCTCCCAACCAGTTGTAAATTTACAATTAAAACAGTTGTAGGATATCTTTGCACCTGTTGATATTAACCCACCACGTTTTCTTTTATCAGTACACATAGGACAATCCATAGTGTTCCAGCCACTAGGTGTTCTATTTGTTTTAATTGGTAAGTTATCTAAAAGGAGACGATGCACCTTTTCAACTAAGAAGTCTATATCCATATAAGCATTATACAGGATATTTTGTTAAAAGTCAATTAGTTTCTTAATTGTACTAAAGAAATATTTCCTGCTGTTGGTTGACTCATTACTCTTATGTAATTTGCATTTACTTGAAACGTATTATGGTATATTGTTGAGTTAGAGGTTAAAGATACATTACTAACTACAGTAAACCAATCAGTACTATTATTAGAAGTACTAGGAGTATTTTCTATACAACTTGCTTGTATATCTATTCTGCCTGTATAGGCATTTGGATGTATAGCAATACTATGTAAGCAAGAGTCGAAATTCCTTGCTTGATTACCNTTTAATGCTGATGTAACAAAAACATTTGATGCATCACCATTATTAGTATTAGTAACTTGCATTATAGTACTTACATTTGCAGTTTGTGTGTTTATAGGTGTTAGCATTGTTTGATCTTTTACTTCTATATCAAATATAATGTTACTATTTTGATCTGCATACACCGGCAAGTCTGTTCCCTCAGGCGTCTCCCTAGATATATACAACTGGTATAATCCTGGTGTTAGATTGCTTAGATCTCCTTCAACTATACTTAGTTTTACTTGGCCAGTACTTCCTGTATGTGTTAATACTCTGGAAAACTGTCGCTTTCCTGTACTAGGTAATACTAGTGTGCCTCGTAAAACATCAGAATCTATATTTTGAAGTTTTCTATCTGGGTTTCTTATATTAAAAATTATCTCATTTGATAATCCTTTATGTGCTATTAGTTTTTTGTTATTCATAGGTCTGTTATCCACGTATAATCCGTCAGAGTTGATTACAAGATCAACACTTGTGTCGTATAAAAATAATTTGTGATCTCCGTAACTCATAATTTTTAACTCTTTATATTGTACTATTTATCACTCTGTAACATAAATAACATTGTGGAGAAAGATAAACTAATAGAACAAGCAGAAGAGCGTTACCCGTTCATAACTGGTGTCACCTATGGTGGCAACGAATACGTGGGTATTGTGGTAAA